CGATCGCGTCGAGGAGCGCGGTGCGGCCCGCGAGCACGACACACGCGCCGGGCGCGGCCTGCGCGATCTGCTGGGTCTGGGCCTGCTCCTGCTGCTGCTGGCGCTTCGCGGCCAGTTGCTCCGGATCCAGGATCAGCTTGCCGGGGAAGCCTGAGGCTTCGAGAAACTCCTTGCCGGTCTGATCCACGTCGATCAGGTCCAGCATCCCGGGGAGAATGCTCGCCATGGAGCCGATACCCTGGACACTCGTCATGATCGTCTGGGCTTCCTCGGCGCGCATGAGCTTGGACAGCGGCGAGGTGTACTCGATCTTCAGGCCCTGCTCGGACTTCACCAGCTTATCCGGCGGTGGCGGCAACATCCGGGCACGGGAGAGGATGTCGATTTCCCGCACGATCTGGGGACCCAAGAACTCGGACTGCTGCCGTCCCATGGCGGGAGCGATCAACATGCCCTTCTCCTGGGCACGGATGAGCGCTTCGGTGGCGGTCATCTGCGGGTTCTGCACCAGGATCTGGAACAGCGTCACGAGGAACGCATCGTTGATGGACTGCGCTTCGAGCTCCATCAGCTCCTTGCCGATCTCGAAGTTGCTCTTGATTTCCAGCGGGACGACCAGCGGGGTGCCATCGCCGCTCAACATCCCGTAGTTGAGAGCACCGGCCCGGAGGTTGAACGGCGTGAGTGCGCCTTCATCGGCGAGCAAGAGCGGTGGGTCTACCGCCTTCTGCCCGGCTCGTAGCGCGGTCTTCTTCTGTTCGTTGAGGGTGCGGATCGCAGGGAGGGCTACCGCCGCGGGAGAGCGACCGTAATGCTCTCGAGGGGCCATGCGATAACGGCCCACGGCATAAGGGAATGTCCGGTAGCCTCCCTGCTTGAGAACGCTCTTCTCATCGGGCCAGATGTACCAGGAGCTGTACGCCATACCCTTGGGTCCAATCGCTCCTGCAACCCGCTCCTCGTTCGGGCGCACGACGTGCAGGATCTGGAACTCGTGAAAAGGCTTCTCCTCCAGTGCTTCCTTGATCTTGTCCGGCAGCTTCCAGCCATCGGATTTCGCCATCTGCGCGCACTGGTGAGCCGTGAAGGGGAACTTGCGGTAGATCTGATCCACCATCCCGGCCGCATCGAGTGACCAGACGACCTCGTTCAGCGGGATAGAGCGGTAGATGAGGTTCTTGCCCATCGCCTCGTCGATGAGCATCGCGGCATTGCCGAACGCCCCGAGCTGCATGTAGCACTCGTCGATCTGGCTCGCGTAATTGGCTCTTGGGCGGTAGCGGGCGGCGAAGAGGATCTTGCGGACCTGTCCGCAGTAGTCCTGCACTTCCTCATCGTCCTTGAGCGCCTCATCAGCCGGCACGATGTCATGCCACATCTGGGTGCGGGGAGTGAGCATCTGCTCCATGGCGGCAGCAAAACGCTCATTCGCGGTGATGCCCGTGGAGTCGAAGATCCGCGTGGTGCGAATGATGCCTTCGGAGAAGTACCCGATGAAGTTGTCCCAGGCGGGCATCACATACTGGGCGATGGTGTTCCACAGCATGCGAAAGTTGGCTTGGTCGCTGTGGAGTTTTTCCCAGTGACCGATCAGCGTGCGGACGTCATCGCTCATTGACGCAGCCTCGGTAAGGCAGCGTCAGGAAATCAACTACGCCATGTCTTTGGGATCAGTATCCAGCCCCCGCGCGTAGTGCATCTGCTTTTGCATGCGGCACAGGCGGAAGTATCGGCGGGTGCGCAAGATGCGCTGGGTGAGGTCTTCGGGATGGGCGTTGACCCATTCCCGTGTCGGCTCGTCGGCCGGGTGGGTCGGGACCACTTTATCGGGTGGGTTGAGGGGGAAGTCAGGCATTACCCTTACCGAAATTACACGGCGCGCATAGAGCCTGGAGATTCTCAAGCACGGTAGAGCCGCCCTTTGATATCGCCGTGATGTGGTCAATCTGCAGAAACGCTCCAGACTCCGGACCATTTCCGCAAGCACGACACCGGAACCCATCGCGCTTCAAAACCTTCCATCTAAGCTGAGGGGTGAGCTTAGAGCGCTCGTCAGTATCCGACGTCCCTCTCTCCGTAAGTCCCACGGACGGATGCCATAAATTCCATTGTTTCTCGTTACAAACACACTCAATGAACCGACGTATTCTCCATGGCGTCATCTCTTCCCATTCTTTTTCGCCCAAATGAGCAATCCATTGCAGGAGATGTAGCGGGGAAGTGATTCTGTCTAGAGCTAGTGGATAGCTATATCCGCCCCATTGAATCACAACCTCCTTGGTTTCCCGATCGATCTTGAAACCGACTGGCGGATCAGGGGTAGCCAAGAAGGATGAAAGCTTAACTCCTTGAAGTATTTTCATATTCTGGATACCTACATCGTAGCGTACTCAGGCCGTGGGTACGACCGGCGGGCCACATCCCGCGCCCCCTGCGCATAGCACCTCATCGCATCCGCCGCGTGGCTCGTCCAGTCGTGCAAGGGCTTCTGGCTGAAGCACTTCAGCTTGTCATCCCAGGTTCGCTGGTACTGCCGTAATGCCCCAAGGCCACGAGCGCACCGGTCACGGTCAATTCGGCATCGAGGTAGCAGGACCCTAACTGCGTTAATACCATCATCCACTGATGCGCGTTTCTGTACCCGGATAGGTCGTACTCCCAGAGACTTGAGCGTATCGACGCGGCTACTGGCGTTATTCCCCCACTCACGATCATCGGCATCATGCGGAAGATAATGCCCCTCGTAGTTGTAATCCCGTTCCTTGAGGATTCGAGCATAGTGATCCGCACCCACTCCGCTGTTCTCGTAGTAGTCGATGATGTGGACCTCGAGGCCAATCTCCTGGATGAACCAGATGGCCGTCGAGTCGCCCACGCCTAGGTCCCATGCCGTGTAAACCGGATAGCGAGGGTCGTGCGGAACCTCGGTGATCCGTCCTGCCTCTTCCATCTTGGCGATGATCTTGCCGTAGTAGCTGCCGGGGATTGCGGCATCGAAGGAGCAGAAGTACTCCTGCTGGATGAGGTTGTCGGCTTCTTCATCACCACGCTCAGCGGCAAGCTCCCGTCGTATGCGCTCGAGCTGCTGGGCCGAGATGAGGCCTGTATCGCGTACGGTGAGCGTCTGCGAGAACCAGCCCGGCGCCGTGCGTCCGAGCTCCACGAGTCCATGGAAGTGATTGCGGCCGCGGGGCGTGGAATTGAAGATCGCCCACCCGCCGTTCTCCTCCAGGATCGGACGGAGGAAGGACCAGCTGTTGGGGTCGCTGAGAGCGTATTCGCTGTAAACGATTCCTCTGGGTGGCGAGCCGACCAGCGCATTCCAGTTGTCCGAGCCCACCACCTGCCAGGTTGCACCGCCCTTGAAGCGAATGAGCATGTCCTGTTCGCGGGTGGTCTCGCGAATCTCAGGCGGGAAGGCCCAGTCGATGCGCCTACGCCCAGTATGGGGATCCACGGCATCCCAGACTGCCTTACGGGCTTGGTTAGCCTGGGGAAGCATGTACCAGTAGTTGCCCGGGATCTGGATGGCGTCCTGTGCGGTCCAGTGCAATCCGACATCGTCTTTACCTGACCTGCGATGCCAGCATGCAACGGCACGTCTACACCCCTGTTCCAGAGCGGTCCACAACGGGAGCTGGTAAGGCCTTGGCTGCCACAGGTTGGGTAGGGTGACTTCCATCGGAGAATCTCAGTACCCGAACCTGTA